CACCGGGAAAAATCCGCATCAACTTTTATCCCGCCAGCCTCCGATAAATCCCGCAAACCCCAATCCGTCGCTGTGTCGCTGTGTCGCTGTGTCGCTGTGCTATAGGAGGTATATAGGATTTGTTTGAGACGCCCGGTATAAAAGTTGAAGGGGATTTTTCCCGGTTGGTCGGCAGTAAGATGTCTGATTACAATAATAACTGTCTTGTGCGTTGCGGTCTTTGCGGTGATGATGAATACAAGGGCGTTGCCTTGATGTCGGGCTCATTGTATGCTGGCAAGTATGCGTGTAATATGTGCGTGGCGTATTCGCACTCTTCAAGCAATCCTTGGGTCTGTGATGAGTTCAAGAAGGTTTGCCCTTTCTGTGCTTGCGATAAGGGGCTTGACTTTGATTGCGGTTATTATGGGGCTTCTCATAATATCAAGAAGAACTTCAAGTGTTGCGAACGATGCTACAACGAGATTGCCAAGCCTTTCAACGAGTATATTGACAAGGCGTTGAAGCGTGCGGATGAGATTGAAGCCAAGAAGAAGGCAGAGGAGACTGAAGAGACTGAGATGATGTGCCGTCGGTGTGAAGTCATTGCCGTTCATCGCACTCAGAAGATTTGTGATTTGTGTGAAGAGGGCAACTGCTGAGGACTATAGGTTCTATAGGTTCTGCTCCGTAAAGTCCCCCTAGAGAGGGTGTTTCGCCGATTACAATACTTTACGCCAGAGAACCGATAGAACCTATAAAACTTTTTTGTCTGTCCCAAATAGAATGCCTTACGATTTGAAGAAAGCCCGTGGCAAAGATTTGTATTGGGTGATTACGAAGGAAACGGGAGTGAAGCACAGCAAAGAACCTCTACCACTTCAGACGGCTATTGCTCAGATGCGTGCGTTGTATCGGAATGTTCCGGATGCCCGAGGCGGTATGTTGCCTATACCTCCACCCGTGAAGGTTGTTAATAATCCTATGCGTCTCATCCAGCCTTCTCATCACGCCCTTATGAACTATGCCACTGGAGATGAAACCACCAAAGGCAAAACTCTGCGTGCGTTTATGAAATGGATATATCCCGATATGGAGAAGCAAGGAGCAACAGAAGAGCGTATCAAAGACAAGTTCCACGAGATGGGCTTTGTGAAGTATGTCCCTAAGGGCGGGGCGATTGATAATGCCGAGGCGATAAGGATAAGCAAAGGCTCATACGGAACCGCTGAAGCAAAAGTAGGAGAGGCTGAACTAATAAAGCAAACACCGACCTTAGCATTCTATAAAAAAGGCAACGAGATTTTAATCGGAGTGCGTGGAACCAAGGGACTTGAAGATTGGATTAGCAATCTTACTCTGGCTTCCTCAAACAAGTTCTTGTTTCAGCATACTCCCCGAGTAGCAAGAGATGTTAAGGAGATTAAGGAGTTCCAGAAACAGTATCCGCCGTCTCAATACCACTACAAAGCCGTCGGGCATTCACTCGGTGGTGCCATCATTGACGAGATGATTAAGCAAGGGCTCATCAAAGAAGGCGTGTCTTACAATCCAGCCGTTCATCGCAATGATTTGGCAAACCCAGAATCACAGAACAAGCGTATCTACGACGAGAAAGACCCTCTTCGTGTGCTTGGACTCCTTGCGGGGCAGTCTCAGAAAGATGCTGACATCCGTAAGAGCAAAATAGACGGCAATCTTCTTGAGCATCACACTATTCATAATCCCACCTTTGAAGGCGGTGGCAACAAGCCAAGCAAACCCCCTCTTAGTTCCACTCCTCCTCCAGAAACCTCAAGAAAACATCTCAATCATAGCACATTCTTTGAAAAGAAAGGCGACCCTTTTTTACTTATTACACACATTACACCAACTGGTGAAAAATCTTTCGTTCAGTTCTTTACACCAGAGGATTTCTTCAAATCACCTCGTTGGGAGACAATAAAACTAACCAACCAATATGCCCAGCACAGAGACATTATACATCTTGCTAAAGAATGGAGAAAACTAAATGACAAGCCAGAAGATGATGAAGAAGAAGGAAGCGGATATGGTGGTATGATGCCCTATGCTGAACATAAGAAGAAGATGAAGGAGTTGCGTGAAGAGAACCTTGCGAAACAACGAGCCAAATCAAACTTCTCCCCTATTCAAGTGCCACCTCCGCCTCCTCCGCCTCCGCCACTGAAGTCTAATCGCAAGATTGCCTTTCCCTTTTATCGCACTGCTCCTCCCGTCTTCAAAGGCGAAGGCATTCACGGCAAGTTTCATCAGCAGATTGTTAAGGCTGGTATGACACCAGAAGCCTATATGCGTGCCGTTCTGAAGAATGCGAAAGCCAATGGCTATGGTGAATACACCGCAGACATTGAGTTTAGTGATGATGATGTTCATAAGTTAATGATTAAAACTGAGCACAACGGGCATCATCGCACGGAACGATTTGGTCGGGTTGGCTACGGAGACTTTGTATTGTGGAGCCACTCAAATCCAGAGGTTGCGAAGTCCAAGAAGGATACTTTTCATCGGTCGCACGAGGCGATAAAGGGGAAGTGGAAAGATGACCCACTGAGCCCGAACAATCTTTCACTTCATATACTGTGGTGATTGTCGCAATGTGCTTGAGGTCGGGTTGCCAATCCTTGAAGTTTATGGCGGGCTTCACTTTGCCATTACGAAGTAGCATTCCACCACCACTAATGTCACTACAATAGAAACGATATGCGTCGTGTATTGTTTCTAGTGTATCTTTATCCATTCTACTTTGTCGGGGGATTATATTTAACGAAGGCGTGCCGAGAGACCCTTCTTCGGTGCCATTCCAGCACCAACTCCAGCACCCATACCAGCACCTACGCCACCAGCCATCTTGGGAGCGTCGGGAGTCTTGCCGAGGCAGTTCGCAAGGGAAGCACCCATTCCAGAGCCCGTCCAGCGGGCAAGCATCTGACGAGTGCCCGTCGGGGCAGTCGGGGCGGAGATGATGTCTTGCTCTGAAAGCACGCCCTTGATGATACGGGATGAACCACGGATGCTCTCAAAGAAGCCACTGTTGACCGTGATGACATAGAGGGAGACTGAGGAGACTGCCGTGGCAGTGTTGTTCTTCACCGTTAAGTTGAACTGGAAGGTGAAGTTGCCAACAAGCGACGGGGCTTGTCCAGTCTGGAGCGTGATGTCCTTGCCGGGCTTGAGGACAAGGAAACCGCCCGTCAGAGGCTGGCGACCATAACCACTGAGGGAAGTCGTAGTGCCAAAAGATACATCACCAAGACCCATTGCGTTCTGAGCCGGGGGAAGAAGACCCACGCCCGCACCAGAGACACTCTGGGCAAAGCCAGAGTGTGCCATACCCGTCCACTGGGCATAAGACATATCAAGACCGTTATTCACTGACATCTCATACAACTGCTCGGCACTGACTGATGACAGAAGACCAGAGAAGTTGTCAAAGTTGACCGTTAGAGGGTTATTGGCACCATCCGCACCCGTAGCCGGCGGTAAATACCAGTCGGCTTGGCTCGGGTCAAGAGCCGTGCTTGAAGTGCCATCTGTGGTATAGTAAGTCGGCTTGGCGTAGATGATGAAAAGGTCGGGAATCTGCGGAAGCGTAATCGTCTGAGATGAGATTGTCTGCTTATCTCCAGACGCAACACTCTGACCAGAAGTCGTGATGTAACGAGGGAACTCCATATACGGAACAACTGACTTAGGAGGAAGAGGCACATCAAGCGACGGCGTAAGGAAGATTACATTCACACGGGAGTTGGCAAAACCGCCGTTCTGCTGTGATGTGTTAATCGCAACACCGCTGATTGTGCGGGTATTAGCACCCGCCGTATCCGCCGTCGGGTTGCTACGAACAAGACGACCCATATCCGTCTGTAAGTTCATAATCAACTGGATGTTGTTGATGCCAAACAGACCAACATCCGCCTCGTGGACATCAGAGAAGACGAACGGGCTGAGCACCAGTTTCTCCGTCGTGCGGAAGCGGAAATAGAGCGTGTAGGGACCCGTGGTAGAGCCCGTGCCCGTGCCCTCAGAGTTGAGAACAATCGGGGTGCCATACTTATCAACGCCGTAATCACCCGTCGCCGGCGTCCAAGCGGGTGTTGCTGACTGGAAAGTCGTAGAGGAAGCCGTGAAAGGGGCATATGCTCCAGTAGAAGCAAGAACAAAACCATAAGCCTTGCCACTCGTTACACCCGGAACTGAGCCCGTCTGTAGAGGAGTGCCAGACTTGTCCGTCCATACTACATCCGGGTAAGCACCGTTCGGCTGGAGATGACTATCTACACCGCCTTGGTCATAGCCCGCAATCGGATTGCCCACGCAGTTAGTGCCATCTGAGTAATACGCCCACTTGTCTAACATAGTCGGGCACTGGCGAACACGGCGATTGCTCGGGAGGTCAGCCATACGGAGAACCTCTTTAAGAACATCACTGGCGTTGATGACTGTCGTAGTGTCGTTGATGGTCGCCGTGATTGTTGAGCACATAGAGTTCAGAGGAAACGCCGTAAGAGCACAGTCAAGACCCCACTGGGCAACACGGGAACCGTTCACTTGCGTGCCAGCAACCGTTACAGTCATCTTGCCATAGACTTGGCTCGTCCACTGGATGCCACGGTCAACGAATACATTCTCAGACGGAACATAGATGTTGTAGGTGTGCTGGGAGGTCGTCGCCGAGATGGCGTTGAACGGGGCGTTGGTAAGAGAAAGTGCTCCCTTCTCTACCGCATACTTGGGTCTCTGCTGGACAATGCGGGAATCGTAGACCGCCAACTTCTCAATATCCGCTGACATTCGTATATTGAGAAGAAAGATTTTATTTTGGCAGAAATCACTAATGCGGGATGGATGTCTCCGTTTTGCTAGAAACCGTCTTTCGCCGGAACATACACTTTATGGAAACAGAGGAAAGGTTATACATCTGGATAGGAATGAGGTCGCCCGTAAGCCTATGCTTCCAGAAGACTTGGATGTCAATCGTGCGGATGTCTTGGTTATGGGCTGAGAAATCCGACAGACGGTATTCGGCTTGAGGAGCGTAGTAGATAAACTCCTTGTAGGCACTTGCTCCAGATTGCGACTGGTCAATAGAAATGTCCGTAATGATAGGCTGGAAGGCTGAGGCAGATGTCGCACGGCTCTGTCCTAAGTTGCCAGTGCCCAGAACAATCGGCTGACCCACGGCTTCGTTCTTGACCGGGAGTAGAGTGCTTGTGAATACAATGGATGAAATCGGAGACCATAACATATTCACGCTCGGGAAGTCTTGCGTCGCCAGCCAAAAAGGCTTCGTCCAAGAGATTGGCATCTGTGCGGAGTTGACTATGCCGTTCGGAACATAGGTTGAGTTCGTATAATCAACTACATTCTGGTAGGCTCTATTTACAAAGCCAACTTCATAAGAGTAGCCGTTAGGAACTGGCACTAATCCACCAACTAGCGACTGACCGGAGGCAAGATAAGTATAAACTGACCCGCCAGCACCGCTCGTCGTCTGAGCACCCGTAAAGGCTACATTGGCAAGATTGTTGCCAACACCCGTTCCAAGAACGCCGGGGGTCAATGAGTTGAAATAGGTCGTGTCTAAGTTGCCCAGAAGACCGTTCATATTCGTGTTGAAAAAGAGACGGGCAAAGCCGTTCGTGGCTTGGACACCCGCCGTGCCAGACACACTGACTACATTCTGCTGAATGCGGTCTCCAAAAAAATCACTATCCGCCGTAAGAGTAAAGAGTTCCGTTAGAGGATTGTAAGACAGTTTCGGAGGCACAAACCAAATGCCACTGCTACTTGACTTCAGCCAGTTCTGGAAAGTATTCCAGTTAGAGTTCCAAGTGAAGCCACCCGCAATCGTAGCATCATACATCGCAAAGTATGTGTCGCATAAGCAACAAGTTGAAGCACGAGTGCCGGATGACGCTTGCTGAGAAAGGTCTGCGGGGTTATACATCGTCAAGTTCCAGAGGTCTGAAAAGTGGGCATATGTCTGCCCGTAGTAATAAAGGGTGCTGATGTTCTGGTTTACACCGTTGTCCTCCGTAATGCTCTGCCAATAGGCACTTGTTGTCGGAGTTCCAACTGGAATACCTACTCCCCAAATCGTCGTGCTATTTACCGGGGGCTGACCCGCTACTGATGTCTGTCCCGATTTCACATAGTATAACTGTCCGTTGAAAAGAACAACGGCTCCCGCTTGGTAGATGTTCTGAGAAACCCACGAAGGCTGAGATGCTACTTGAAAGAAGCCACCCGCATAGGACTGATAGGCAACATTAAAAGGATACAATGTGGCGTTCGTCAAGTTCTGCGTAGTGACAATGTCTCCGAGATAATACTGCGTGGAGGAAGAATATTCACCCTTGAACTTAGGGTTCTGTGTGCCCGGAGGAACTGGAGCACCCGTCGTATTCTTGTTCTCCGGACTCCAAAGCATATAACGAATGGCGGGCGTCGCTTGGATGTTGATAATATTGGCACTGCCCGCTCCACCATAAATACCCATCGTCATACCCACTGCCATACCATATTCCGTCAAGTTAGGGTTGATTTGACCCGTTCCAGACTGAATATTGGGCATCCAGAGCGGTAAATCCTTCGGCGGTCCGTTCATTGAGAAGCGGACAATGGAAAAATAGTAATCCGCACAGTTCTTGACAAGAGCCGTATCACGAGTCTCTTGGAAGCGAATGACTGGGTCAACAATAGACTGCCCGTTGTTGCCACGGTCATCCGTTTCGTTGTTGATGATGTCCGCATTATAGTAAATATAATCGGGTGCGTCCTTTGTTCCACCTTGCTGAGTAAATGACATTCTATATCGTATCAAGATATTATTTTTAGAACCTACTTCCGCAGACACTTGAATGTTGTTCCCGCTACGAAATCATCCGGAGACAGTTTGCTTCTCTTAATAAGTTCATCGTAGTCCTCTAATGACTTGTTGCGATACAAAAGCCTTGTGATACAGTGGCGACCGCAAGTGTTCATCGTCGCACCCAACTTCTGAAACGGATGCGTGTTATACACAACTGGCATTCCACACTGCTTCAGAAGCATCGTCAGAGTAGGCTCGGCTTCGTCCAACTGTCGGAGTCGTTCTTTAGGAATAACAGACTTCTCATAATCCGGCTTGTGTCCATAGGGGTCAAAATACTCAATGTGGTCGCCGTGCTTCATCATTGCCACCCAATGCCCTTCCGTCGGTCCCGTAGTTAAAATCAACATCATACAACGCCCTTTAGCATCAAATGCCTCATCAATGTGGCGAAGGCTCTTCAGTTTAGGATACGGAAAGATGCTCGTGTGCCCTAGACACTTCCGAATGTCTTCGTCCGATAAGGAATAGTCTTCAACCCGTTTCAAATCGGCTCTACTCATTCTTTTCTATGGTAAGATAAAAGGATGAGTAGTGGTTCGCCATTCAATGAAGCCAAAGAAAAGAAAGAGAAGAAACCAAAAGAGAAGTTGCCCAAAGATGATGTCTGCTTTACGAAGACGAACGGTGTTGCTGAGCAGAAAGTGTCTCGGTCGGGGGCTCGGGGCTTGTTAGGACGGACACCGATGGACCATCATCTGCCGTGGCTCTCGGGATGGCTGGAGGACTTACGACAGACACGCTCCTTGCCGAAGAGCGTCGTAAAGGAAGGCTTGTCTGGACTGGCAAATCTTTACTCTGCTGAGGAATGCTTATTTTTAGTGACAAAGTGTCGGAAGGATTTTGCTGAACGCTTTCGGGGCGAGAAGTTGCCGGAGGAGGAGATGGAGACTTTACTGGGAAGAGTGTCTGTGGGGGCTCTTGAAAGACAAGTATCTTCTCAAGACCCTCAGCCTCTTCCGGCATCGCCACACCTTTCCGCTCGGCATCCTTTTGATATTGATGGCGAAACTCTTGAAGAAGTGCTGGCGGAAGTAAAGGACTGATTTCTGCTAGGCGGTCAATATTTTCTTTTGTATATTTGAGGAGGTCTGTAGGCGACATACGCTCCTCCCTCGGCAACGCCATCTCAATAGACAGAAAGCGGTAGAGTTTGGAATACTGAATAGCACTGATACGATGCCCTTCGGCACGCTTGCTCCATTGAAAATAACTTCCAACCGTTCCAAGCACTGAAACAAATAGAGATGCGGTGCCGAGTGCTATGCTGGCAATGAACTGTTCTCCGGCAAACATAGACGCACTTCCAACTTGTAGGAATCCTACAACAGTTGAAAGGACGATTTGCGGAATGTCAATAAACTGCTTCTGACGACTATAAATCTCCTCCGCACGCTTGTGGATGTAAGATAAGCCGTGTGCTTGCTCTCCAGATTTTACAAAGTAATCCTCAATCCGCTCATTCCACGATACTTCACCTAAGTCGGACATATCTACTTGGGTGAAATATATTTTATAGGTTCTATCGGTTCTCTGCCGTAAAGTATTGTAATCGGTTGGAGGGGTCTCCTAAGGGGACTTTACGGAGCAGAACCTATAAAACCTATAGTCCCTTACTCCTTGGGGGGCGTCATACTCTTAACAACCTCCTTAAGTTCCTCGGGCGTCCCAGACACACTCTGAACGGGTCCCAGACCTTCCTCGGGCTTTGACTTCTTGTCAAGGAACGGGCTCATCTCCTTCACTCCGCACACGAAATACCACAGTCTGCCCAGACGAGTCTGTATCTTCCAACGCAAATCACGATGGACGGCTGAATACTGGATATAAGTATCCCCCGTAGCCTCCTCCGCCATCTTCTCAATCTGCTCCGCCTTGTCGGAAAGCACTAAAATCTCCTCAAGAAGTCCCTTCAACTGTTCAGTCTTCATTCTACAAAGGCTGAATAGTTATTTTGCCGGGGATAAACGCACTACCCCTTGTTGAGTGTGCCGTTAAGAACAGTCGGGAGATAAGGATTGTAGTTTACTCCCCACCAACTGTCAATGTTGGAATACTGAATGCCCGTAGAGCCCGGGTCAGATAATAGGTTATACCACTGGAACTGAACCCTAATAGTGAAATAATAATAAGGACTGACGGATGTTATATCACCAGTGTAGTTGGTATATACAAACATTCCATTAGGAATATTATAACTATTAGCGTTATTGAGCGTATAAGTGAAGTTCGTCTGACTTACACCCGTGCCTCCAAAGTTCGTCTGAACTGTGACTACACAGTAAGTGTTTGAGCCAACATAGGTCGCAGACAGAGATGAAATACCAAAGGGACTGCCTCCGCCCGTCGTCCACGGACCACAAGTAATCTGGGCTATAGCGGGTCCAGCAAAGTTGGAAGTATTTGTGGTAAATAGTTTCTTTGTGCTTATCCTATTCGTAAAGTAATAGTCAGTTCGTGTATTCGTTGAATAAGACCCAAGATTGATAGTCACCGGAGTATATGTGGCGTCTGTGAAGAACAACTGCCCGCTCGGGTTCATATTCGCAATCACATTAGACCCAGTTCCCGAAGAGACAGACATTAAATATCCCGCCGTGTTGCTCAGAACACCCGTGTTAGAAACAACACCACCACCACTGATATTGATGCCAGTGCCCGCCGTGTAAGCACTTGAGACACTATTGACCGTCACGGCTCCCGTTGAGCCACTCAGAGTGATGTTCGCACCCGCCACTAAAGATGTCACGCCAGTGTTTGAAACAACGACGGCTCCCGTGGTCGGGGTCACTGAAATACCCGCTCCAGTTCCGCTTACTGAGGAAACCGGAGCAGAGGACGCATTGACTGTCACGGCTCCCGTTGACTGACTAATCGTAACATTGGAACCCGCTACTAATGATGTCACTCCACTATTCGTAATAATAACAGACCCAGTATTTCGGTTAAGTGAAATACCAGTGCCCGCCACATTGCTCGTCACACCGCTATTCGTTATTCCAATGCTATTGTCTGAAATGGAGGGCGTTAGTGTGATGCCCGTGCCGATTGCCGTCAAGGCAGTCTGTAGAGAAACTGTTCCGAATGTATTGTTCAGTTGAATACCGCTTCCAGTATTCGTAGCGGGCTGGATGACGACAATACCCGTGTTTGAAATGGTGGATGTGCCAGTGCCAGAGGATATGGCGATGCCAGTGCCCGCCACATTGCTCAGAACACCCGTGTTCTGGAGTGTTATTCCGCCCGTAGAGCCAGTTGTTGATAGACCACTTCCAACCGCTACACTCGTCACACCCGTGTTTGATAAAGTCAGAACACCACTCGTAGTCGTGGCAGAAAGACCGCTTCCAGACGCCGTTGCGGAGAGAAGACCGGTGTTAGAAATCGTTGATGTGCCCGTCGCAGAGGAAACGCCGATGCCAGTGCCCGCCACATTGCTCGTCACACCCGTGTTTGATAGAGTGACAAGCAAGCCACCGTTGGCGTTGCTTGAGGTAGACGCACTGATGCCACCGTTTAGCACGGGGGCTACACTAACAACGCCCAAGTTCTTGAGAACAAGTTGAGAAGACCCGTTGCCAAGAACATTCAGAGTTGCGTCAATGTTCGTATTACTTCCACCGACCGTTGTGCTGACTTGCGAAACGCCAGTGTTGTTAATCGCCAGTTGTGTCCCGCTCGTATTCACTAAGCCAATACCAACACCCGCCACAAGATTCGTGCCAATCGTGTATCCGGAAGTGTTGCCAGTGACTGTGATGCCAGTCGTTGACGCCACCGTTGTGCTTCCACCGGAGTTCTGGACTGTCCAATAAGTCGCCGATGTGCTAGGAGTATTGCCACGATTTGGCTGAAGTGCGGTAGATAAATAGTTTAGACCCAAATATGACACTTCTTGACTTGCCAGATAATATGTGCCAGCATTCCAAGTGGGATATGACATTCTATTGATGGGCTAAGATTATTTTTCCGCTGGAGGACTTATTAGAGTAGAGACTGACTGGTAAAGAGACGCTTGAAGAGCATCCAATCGGGTCTTATAAACACCCGCAATCGTCGTGAATGCCGTCGCAACTGCTGGGTCGGTCGCAACTGACGCTTCTCTGAGCATATCATCCGCCTTACTCTTCAGACTATCAAGCATCATAAACTGATTGCGAACCTCATAGTGCGGAGGAAGACCGGGAGTGGGCACCGAAGGCGAAGGAGTAGCCATTATACACTGAGCAGAGATTTTAACTGCCGAATGTAGTCCACATAATGTTCTGGGAACCCGAGCCAGCAGACGACCATCCAATCGTGAAGGATGAAGGAGTAATAGGTGTCGCATACAACTGAGCAGTAGGTGCGTCCCTCATCGTTACTTGGACGACATAAGTTGCTCGTCCCGAATAGGCTACTGGAATAGTCACGGATACTGTGCCACTTACACCAGAACCAGTTGCTATGCCATACTGTATGACGGGTTGTAAGACACTTGTGTTGTTAAGAGTGTTGGATATTCCGTTACTGTCTATCGTCACGGTGCGTTTTAGTGTAGCAGACCCGTCATATACGCCGAAAGTATGTGCCGAAGTAGCACCAAATACTTTATTTGTAATGTTTTGAGCACTATTGAAAATCAGTCCGTTACTCATACCTTGGTTTGTAAGACCTCCGTTTCCGACCGCATATATATTTCCAGCGTCAAAGATTTGGAAATAGGCACTTCCACTGTTGTTTTGGAGTGTTAATGTATTTACCGATGCTGAAGTTATGGTGACCGCATTATTAATGTTGTTTCCGTTCATATTCAGATTACCAGTTATACTGGTAGTTGGAGCAATAAGATTGATGTTGCTATTGGCTGAAATCGTTATGCTTGCGTTAGTCGCATAAGTGGCGTGAATATTCATATTCGTGTAAGAACCAATATCAACGACATTGACGATACTATTGCCATACATATCCAGATTAGCAGTAACTAAGTTCATAGTGTTCGCATACACATTCACATTATGACCCGAGGCAGTTAGAGTTAGGTCATTAACACCGTAAAGATTTCCGATATTGTTAATATAGTTTCCGTTCATATTAGTGTTTCCATTCATAAGAATACTATGACCAGATGAAGGAGTTATATACAAGTCATTGTTGGCTATTAAGTTAATCTGAGCAGACCCGTTATTTATACGCAACTGACTGTCTCCACCAGTTCCTTGTATCTCTAAGAACGCATTTGCGAAACCACCGGGTGTATAACTGTCTAAGTAAGCACCCGTGTTGAAGCGTAGATATGTCCCTACATTATTGATGTCGTGATTACACATATCCAAGGTCCCTTGTTGTGCCGTGTTGCCGACAAGATTAATAGTTGTAGCACTTAACCCAATGCTCTGTCCCGTTGGCACTACTAAAATCTGTGACCCACCGCTTTGTATTTGAAAATAAGAGCCACCTCCACTATTTCCAAGAGTTAAAAAGCGTCCATTAGCACAGTTCAAATCAACATTTGTATCAAATACCAGACTTCCGCCTCCAGTATTGTTAATATTAACAAGTGGAGCCTTGAGATTGATATTATTGCTATTGTCTATCTGAATGAGGGAAGTTCCGATATAAAAACCAAGATAGTGTCCAGTAGTTGCGTAAATAGCCACATTTTCGTAGGCGTTAATATCACCTACTCCGTTGATTGCGTGATTAGACATATTAAGAGTGCCATTGTATGTAGTCGTCGCCGAGTTAATAGCAAGGCTCGTCGCAGAGTTTATGACGCCTACGCCTCCATAAAAGCCCAAAGTGCCCACATCGTTAATAGAAAAGTTGTTAAAATAGGTCGTATTGTTAAATCCAACGCCTAATCCAGTAGGGGCGTAGATGTTAAAGTTGCCCGCAGAGTAGAGATTGTTGATATTCGTGATGTTATTAGTATACATATCCAAAGTGCCTTGAGACCGTATATTACCAGCCTCAAGAATAACATATCCGCTACTACCCGACCTTAGAACAACAGTTCCACCTTCATCGTTTCCTACCGTGATATTGTAAGAGTTAATCTTAATATCTCCAAGAGTTCCACCATAGTTGCTAAATGCTATATTGTTGGGATAAGGTGATGTGTTTGTGCCAATAGACAAAAGTTGTGTCCCACTTGCGTAGATGTTGTGTCCGTTCATATTGAGGTCGCTTGTGGCAGTCCCTATCCAAGTGGGCGTCGTATTGACTGTCACCGCTCCAAGACCGCTCGTTGGGCTGAGTGTCACATTCGTTCCCGCAACTAACTGCGTAACACCCGCATTGGAAATAATAGGATACTTTGTCGTTCCGCCTACTGTGATGCCAGTGCCAGCAGTAATAGAGGCAACGCCACCACTGCCCGTTGAGTTAATCGTCACTGCTCCAACACCGCTCGTCGGGCTCAAAGATATGTTCGTCCCAGCAATCAACTGAGTAACGCCCGGAGACGCCGACGCAGTCCACCAACTCGGGTTCGTATCGGGCGGATTGCCTCGGTTAGGCTGAAGCGTCGTCGCAACATAGGTCGTGCCAAGCCACTGAACTTCGCTATTTGGCAGATAATATGTCCCGTTATTCCATTGTTCTTGATTAAGCGAAACAATCGCAGTGTAGTTCGTGCTTGTCAACCACCAAGAGGGATTGATGTCGGGCTGATGATTACTATTAGGCTGAAGGCTCGTAGCCGTATAGACAACAGAGTTATAAGTTGCTTGTTGACCCGGCAGATAAAAGGTGCCAGCGTTCCATCCTTGTGCCATCTTATGATAGGGTAGAGATTAAAAGTGGCGAAGCAAAGGGCGTATAATATGTGAAAATAATCTGCGTATTAGCAGTATAGGTTCTATAGGTTCTACGCCGTAAAGTCCCCCTAGGAGACCCTTTTCGCCGATTACAATACTTTACGGTGTAGAACCTATAGAACCTATAGTAATGAACAACACAAACATCTTTACATTTTATGACTGTCTATGACATCATTGATTGAGCAATCTTGCGTGCTGACTTGAAAGCAACCACTGAGGGTAGTGTTTATAAACGCAGACCCAACGCCCCATCTTTTTTAAATCCCGCACATCCTCTTTTGTCATTCCTATATGCGTCTTAAGCAAGTAACCGAGTGCGTGGAAGGAAGTTGCCATAGGATAGACGACAATATGGGTGGCTTCGTTGAGAAGGAGTCGGGTTTTCTTGTAGTTAGTAAGGTAATGTGACAAACATAGCATAGTTGTGTTAGTATGGCGACCCATAGTTGCCAAGTCATCTATTAACTTATGAACAACTTTTTCGTGCTTGCCCGTAAAGGTGTCGTAGTCGTCAAAGATGACCAGACAATCTTGGAACTCGTCTAACTCTGGATAATCATCAATGAAAGTCTCAATATTCAGTCGTTGAGGTGGTGGCTCCATCTTATCCAGTGTGTTGTCTTCACCCAGTTTGGAGATGAGATAGACTTCACGGTCGGGGAAGAACTTCTTGTAGCACTCGGCGATGCCTTTGGCAATGTAGGACTTGCCACTGCCCGACGCTCCAGCAATGTAGAAGACTTCACGCCGTTTAGGGTCTGGGCTAGGAATGAGTTGAAACTGCCCTTGGTCAGACAGTTCCACCGCAGTATCCTTGAGGTCATCGTCTAAGATACGAGAATATAATGCCTTGCCGATTGCCGTTTCGCCAACGAGTTGGTCTGGGGACAGTCCCTTGTGACGGGCTTCTTCTAGACGACGCATCAACTGTGCTCTATCCGCACCACGCACATCTCGGAGTTCCGTAGCATACTTGTTGGGGTTGATTGTCTTGAGCCGTTTCTGACCCTTCGGAGCATCCTCTGTGTGTAAATAAAGAACATTCCCATCCTCCTCTCCGCCTTTTACCAACGCAATCGGAATGGCACCCTTGGCTTTCTGAAAACTGAGACCGGGCATCGTATATTGAGTGCCAAGATTATAAATAACTCATTTCAACGCATATAATATGCCGTTCATAACTGCTTATCATATTCGGTGTAAAGAAAGATTATTACTGTTGTCTCCTCAAATCGTTGTCGTGGTTGGGGTTTCCATCAAGAAAGGAAAACACTCTGGCACGGCTCCACTGGCTCGGCGACAACTTTGCTTTCATAGGGGCATTCACGCCCTTGACATAAGACCCTTTTAGACGCACAGAGGACGGCTGAGTGTTATACGCACCATAACCACGCTTGGCGACCTCTTTGAGGATGGCTAAAGGCACATAGGAAATCTTGCTCAACTCTGCTAAGGAATACCCTTTATCGGGTAGATTGTGTGCTTTCAAGAAGTTTTCACGGTGTGTTCCGCCTCCGACTAGAGGTGTGTGCTTCTTGAGTAGCCCTAAGAGCAGACCTTCCAGCATCTCCAACTTTGCCAAGGAGGGCGTGTCCAGCAATGCGTCCAAATCCTTTAATATCGCTTCCTCCTTGGATAGGAACGAAGGGATGGTGTAGATGTGTGATAGACGCTCCTTGAAACTGTTCACTTCATATTCTATGTTCTTACTGACGCTTTTGCTCTGCCCTTCTTCAAAGAGGAGGATAAGTGTGCCGACATCCGATAGAATAGAGTAAATCTTGCCCAAATCGGAGTTTAGGATGACCGATAGGCGTTCCATTTCTTTTCTGTCATTCTCAAGCCGAGCAAGAGCAAACCGACGCTTAAGTGCCTTGAAGGGATTGCCCACATACTGATAATACTTGATTGCTTCTTTTAACTCTGTTTCAATATCAATCTTCACATCATTAAGAGGCTTGCCATTACAATAGAGTGTATACACCATTGCGAACTCTGTGTAGTGGTTGTTGGAGACCCAGCCTATAACATCTACTTTAATCGCAGAGGGACACTGAAACGCCCTTTCAAGCGTCATTATAGAGCCGTCTTGGACTTTCTTGTGACCCGCTAAGACTTCACTCGGTGTCCAACGCACTATGTGGTATTTTATATCGTGTTTGAGGAGAATAAAGTCCATTTCAGTGCGAATGGATGCGACTTTCTTGACTAATGCCTTCTTTTCGGCTTCCGTGATGGGCAACTGCTCAACGACTTTGAGACTTGCCATTGTGTGGAAGTCCTTGTATTGAGTGGGAAGCACACGATACTCCTCAACTGACCCGCATTTGATGTCGCCAATGACGGCTTTAGGGATTTTCTTGAGACGCTCAATGATGTCTTTGAACTCAGTGGCAAGGTCTTTGAGGACTTGCTCTTCCTTGCCAGTTCGTTTCACTTCTTCGTCTGCGTCATAATCGCCCGCATAGAGTTGCGACCGTAAGGACATTGAGCCGATGACTTTGACATCGTCGCCTTCAGAGAACGACATAGCGTCCAAGATGGCAACTGCGTCGGAAGGATAAGTTGAGGGATATTTTCGTTCTAATGCTACACTCATTCTCCTAAGTGTTTAGAAAATCCTCCTCAATGACCAAAGCCCTATAGAGAGAACTTCACGGATATTGTCTTCTATTTTAGTTTGCGACGAATATCGTTCATTACAGTTGTGCGTGTAGGATTCTGTAGGACACTGCTCTTGAGACGGATTTTGTGCTCTTGAGCCCAACGCACCATCGCCTCAACATCACTCCGCTTATGTAAATCAGCAAGAGCCTTTCTGTCGTTCTCTGGCACATCTGCGACCTTCTTCGGTCTGCCAATATTGCTTAACTGTGGAGCAGACGGCATATACTTCGGCTTCTCTCCACCGAACGCATTTCCATCTTCGGCTTTGCGTGTGGCGATGCTCCAACCACCCGTATCGTCATCAAAGACACGGCTTACGGCGGGAGGACGACTCTTCGCCGTGTTCTCTGAAGAGGAGACGGCAATGGCGGATGCTTTCGGCTGTTCATATTTGTCATCATCCACTTCCTCTTCCTCTTCATCTTGCTCCTCATCACGCTTCTCGGCGTCTGCGGGAGGCTCATTGAAGAAGGCTTGCCCACGACCACGACCGCCGGACGCAACACCCGCATCTTGCTCCTCTTCGCCCGCACCTTCACCGAAGACTTCACGATTTCTATCGCC